GGCTGAGCGAGCGCGATTATGAGCCGCTTGAATTTGAAGAAGCGACAGGTGAGCGCTCTAAAGTAGAGCAAATTGAGGCTGAACCTGTGACAGCAGAACGTGCTGCTCCTGATGCGCTACAGGAGGGCGATTTTGTTTCTTGGGATAGCTCAGGCGGTCGCGCTCGTGGTCGTATTGAGCATGTGATGCGCGAAGGCACGCTTGGTGTTCCTGGCACTGAATTCAGCATTGATGCCAGTGAGGAGGATCCGGCTGCTCTGATTCGCATTTATCGCGAAGGTGAGGCGACTGAGACGATGGTTGGTCATCGCTTCAGCACGTTGACCAAGATTGAGCCGATTGGCGACCGCTCCTTGGAGGGCAAGTACCAGCGGACTGAAAGCGTTCAGTTTCGTGCCGTTGATGATCGAAGCTTTGAGTTTCCGTTTAGCTCTGAGTATCCAGTGGTGCGGTACTTCGGCAATGAAGTGCTGAGTCACGAAATGGATGCGGCTGATCTTGGCCGACTGAATGACGGCGCGCCTCTATTGTTCAACCACGATCCGGATCGTGTTGTTGGCGTTGTAGAGCGTGCTTGGGTTGATGGGGAGAAGAAGCGCGGCTACGCCAAGGTGCGTTTTTCGCGTAATAGCTTTGCCCAAGAAATCCTTGCTGATGTCCGCGATAATATTTTGCGCGGCATCAGCTTCGGTTATTCCATCGACAAGATGGAAGAACGAGGCGGTGATTTCGTGGCTACCAGATGGTCGCCTTACGAAGTCAGCGTGGTCTCTATACCTGCTGATCCTACGATTGGAATTGGCAGGTCTCTAAATGATGAGACCGTGATTCAAGCGGCCCCCGCCGCATCACCAACACCTGAACCTGAAATGGAAAACACTCCAGATCTGGAGGTGATCCGGTCCAAGGCCGCAGAGGCCGAGCGTACCCGTATCGCCGCTATCAATGCACTGGGCGAAAAGCACCAGATGCAAGACCTGGCTCGTGAGCTTGTCGAAGGTGGTCGCACCCTCGATGAGGCTCGCGCTGCCGTCCTCGAAAAACTCGGCTCTCAACCCATGGAAGAACCCATCCGTTCTGCCGACATCACTTCTAATGATGTCGGCCTCTCCGATAAGGAGACTCGCTCTTTCAGCTTCGCCCGTGCGCTGAACTATCTGGCTAACCCCAGCGATTCCGCCGCTCGTCGCGCTGCTGAGTTTGAAATCGAAGTCGGCAAAGCTGCTGCTCAAAAGTATGAGCGCGCCAGCAACGGCATCGTGATCCCGAACGAAGTGCTGCGTCGTGATCTGGTGGTGGGCACCCCCACTGCTGGTGGCAACCTTGTTGCTGACGAACTGCTGGCTGGCTCTTTCATCGACCTGCTGCGCAACCGTCTTGCACTGGCTCAAGCTGGCGTGACCATGCTGACCGGCCTGCAAGGCAACATCAGCATCCCTCGTCAGACTTCTGCTGCTACTGCCTACTGGGTGGGTGAGAACAGCAGCCCGACCGAAAGCCAGCAGGCAATCGATCAGGTCAACATGACCCCCAAGACTGTGGGTGCTTATGTTGACTACAGCCGTCGTCTGCTGCTTCAGTCCTCGATTGATGTTGAGGGCATGATCCGTAACGATCTGGCTCGCGTGATTGCTCTTGAGCTTGACCGCGCTGCTATCTACGGCACCGGCTCCAGCAACCAGCCTCTGGGTCTGACCAACACCACCGGTATTGGCAGCCAGACCATCACCACCTACGGCACCTTTGCTGAGTACATCGGCATGGAAACCGATGTGGCTTCTGCAAATGCTGATGCCGGCAGCCTGCGTTACATCATTAACGCTGCTGCTCGCGGTGCTCTGAAGTCGACCGAGAAAGCCACTAACACTGGCATGTTCGTGTTCGAGGACAACGAGATCAACGGTTATCCCGTGATCGTGTCCAACCAACTGCAGAACAACGACGCTCTGTTTGGCGACTTCTCCATGATGATCATGGGCATGTGGTCTGGTCTGGATCTGACTGTTGATCCTTACGCTGGTGCTACTGCTGGCACCGTCCGCGTGATTGCTCTGCAGGACGTGGATGTGGCTGTGAAGCAGCCTGGTGCCTTCTGCCTCGGCACCTGATCATGAGGGTCGAGATCCTGCGTCAAGTCATGGTCTCGGGGGAGTCGGTTTCGGCCGGCTCCTTTATTGAGGTCAGTGAAGCTGACGCAAATTTATTGGTTGGTGGCGGCAAGGCTGTTTTTGCACCTGCCGTTGAGAAGCCCGCACCTGTTGAGGTGACGGAAGAAGTTAAGCCTGAGCCGGTCAAGCCCGCGCGCAAGGCACGGACCTACGCTCCTAAGGAGGACTAATCATGGCCATTCTTTCCACTGGTCTGGAGAAGCTCAGCCACTTTGCGCTGGCTCCTACCGCTTCCCGTACTACCGCTCTGAGCGGTACTGCTGTCGACATGAACGATTACGAGGGTGACCTTGTGATCATTCTTGATGTTGAGAACGGTGGCACGTCGACTTTGGATGTCAAAATTCAGTCGAGCGACACCGAAGGTGGCAGCTACACGGATGTGACCACCGTGTTCAATCTTGACGGCACGGAGCAAGCTTCTGCCGCTGTTGCATTCGCTCAGGTGAGCACCACTGCTGACAAGCAGTATCTGGTGTTCCCCAAGGGTGCTGCCAAGCGCTGGATCAAAGCTGTCTCGACCGTAGACAGCTCCACCCATACCTATTCCATCAACGGTGTTGGCGTGAAGAAGTACGCTTGATAGCGGATGACGGACGGACGGGGCCTCGGGTCGCTTCGGTGACCTGAGGCTTTTTTGTGCTTAGAATTTTTCTATCGTCGCTGATTCAATGGCACTCACGGAAGACCTGAGCGTATTTCTTGCTGATTTCGGCGTGCCGATTTCGGCTGGATCTGCGAGTGGGCTTGGGATTCTTGACATGCCAAGCGAGATGGTGGCGGATGGTGTGGTGCTGACGACTGACTACAAGGTCACTTGTCTTGCGAGCTTATTCGGTGATTTGCAGTATGGGGCGGGAGTCAATGTTGATGGCCTGCCTTACACGGTGCGATCAGTTGAATTGCTTGATGACGGAAAGTTTTGCGATCTGATGCTGCAACGCAGTGCGACGCCTGTGCTGGCGGATGTGTCGCCTGCAGTGCTCGATGGGGACAGTGTCGATACAGAGAGCTTGGTTATTCTTGATGGAGGCGGCCCTGCGACTGAGTATGTGGCCGGAAACGTACTCGACGGCGGTGTGCCATGAGCGACACGATTACGCGCTTCAAGCTTCGTAACGGTACTGCTGCGGCTTGGACGGCAGCTAATCCAGTGCTGCTTGCTGGCGAAGTTGGCCTGGAGTCTGATACGCGAAAGCTGAAGCTCGGTGATGGTACAACAGCTTGGAATTCACTGTTGTATGTACAGGGATATGACAACCCAACATTTACGACGCTTTCAGTAACAGGGTTAGCGACTCTTCCTCATATTCATGGCGCGTTGGCTGGGCCTGTTTACATTCACTGCCGAAATGGCACCGGATCAACGCTGGCGAAGGGTACGCCCGTTTATATTACCGGAAATGTTGGCGACACTGCGACGGTAATTGTGGCGGGGGCTGATGCAGCAAATTTGGCAAAGATGCCTGCGATTGGGATTCTTGATGCGGCGATTGCGGCGGGCGCAGATGGACACTTGGTGATTAGTGGCGAAATTACTCAAATGGATACGAACGGTTATGCGGTCAATTCAGCTTTGTATGTCGCAGAAGGTGGAGGATTCACTACTACGGCTCCGACCAACAAACAACCGATTGGGCGTGTGACCAGGGGGAACAGCAACACGGGAGCCTTGGTTGTTATGGGGCCAGGAGTCGTTCTCTAAGCATGGACCGCGAAACCTTCAAAAACTGGGTCAAGGTGATGCAGGCTCTGGAGGTAGCGGGAAAGACTGACTGTTACATTTATTATCGAGCGAAATCAATTGTGAGCGGCGGCGCAGATCCTGGGCCGTTTGGCAAGCTTCCACAGCGAGGATTCAATGGCGACCAAGCGTGAGCAAATTTTGACAGCGATCACTACCGCTTTGGCTAGCACAGCGGGAGTTAGCGGTCGCGTCTATCGCAGTCGCGTTACTGCTGTGCAACGTGCTGAGTCGCCAGCAATTGTGGTGGAGCCGATCAGCGATACGCCAACTCAGAACACGAGCTTGCCAACTTTGGATTGGCGAATGCGCGTCAGGGTCAGTGTGATCGTCAGGGGTGACCTGCCTGATCAGCTTGCTGATCCGGTGATTGAGAGCATGCACGCCAAGATGGTTGCTGATTTGACGCTTGGTGGTCTTGCGATTGACGTGCAACCTGATGAGGTGTCATTCACCCTTGTCGACGCCGATCAGCCTGCAGGCGTAATTTTTAATGATTATATCGTTCAATACAGAACAAGTGTTGCGAGTTTGTCGTCCTAAAGTCTGATAAGCCACCCGATTTACAGTAATGGATGAGTTTCAAGGGCAAGGTGGCTCGTACATCCTTGACCCCGAGACAGGCGTTCGTACTCTTGTTTCACGAACGCTGCCACCTGAACGACCAGAGGTAATTTCCAATGCCCCTTCTAACTCGGAAACGCCTGATTCTTTTGGAATCGGAAGGCACTTACGGGACGGATCCGACTCCAGACGGCGCCGACGCCATTCTGGTGAGGGATTTGAACATCACTCCTCTGCAGAGTGATGTCGTAAGCCGCGACCTTGTGCGCCCTTATTTGGGTGCATCTGAGCAACTGCTGGCCAACACTCGCGTTGAATGCACGTTCAGCGTTGAGCTTGCTGG